GCCATTCAAGCCTATAAATATTATTGTTCTCAACTTGTGCCATTTATGACCTCCGCACGCTCATTAATTCTTGCCTTTGAATGCGTTTAATAAGTTCTTTATCACTAACCTCAACGTTCAAATCAATCGTAGTATTTGTTTTCCTTGCATAATTGCCTCTTTCAATGCTTTGGTTAATTTCAGTAAGTAAGTCTAATTTTCCATTCATTGTCTGTAATTCTTTCCGTAATGTGTTAATTTCACCATTGCTCATTTTTCGTTCCTCCAACATCAGATTAATTACAGGAACAAAATTTAATAAATCTTTTGACGTTGCAATCTCCATAAATGCCTGCTTAATTGCTTGCGGTTCTTTTTCTTTATAATAATTCAGCACACTTGTATCATTATTTAATAAGTAATTTAATTCCTTTATGTTTTTCCTTGTTGCCGATGCTGGTATTACACTTTCACCACGTGACAGCTTGGCTGGTATACTGTCGCTGGTATACGTGCCTGCTCCTTGCAAGTTTACAACCCCTTTATAAAATTTAGCACGATTGACGGCGGCTTCTGCGGCTGAAAGTGCAGTATAAAGTGCCGCACCCATAAGTGCCGCTGTAATAGCTCCTATCGGTCCCTTATCAATAAATTCTTTACCCAAAATTGAAACTACCATCACAGGCACCATCGCTTTTGCTCCCTCTAATGCACTCATTACGAATGCTTTTTGTGCACTTTTACCATCTTCAATCAGCTTCATAAAAGTTGCACCCATTATCATCCCGCTCTGAATGTAGACTTGTTGTAATTCTTCGTGCTGTTTCTTTTCTGCTTCTGTGCGTTGTGTGTCTAAATCTGTTAGTTTCTTGTCTAAGATTTTTCTTTCGTCATACGTTTTGCTTGAATATTCTTTTTCAATTTCGTCTTTTTCCTCATTATAACCTTTGATTGCCCGTGAATAATCGTTATAATTTTTCAAACTTGTTTGTAGTGCATTTTGAGCCGTTTCAAGTGTTTTTTGGAACGCTTCTTTGAGAGCACTATTAATTGCGTTAATTATTTCCTTGTTGGTATTAATGACTTGGTCTTTTCGCTGTTTATCGAGTTCATTCATTTGATTTGTAAAATCAGTATAAGACATTTTTTGACTTTTGAGATTGTCCTCTAATGTCTTTTGTTGTTCTTTTAATTTATTGTCGGCTTCTTGTGCGCTGTTATCGTTTGTGTCTACTTTCATTTCTGAAAAAGCTTTGGAAATATTGTCAGCCAAGTCATTGATACTCTGGTAATATGGGTGCAATTTATTTAAGCGGTCAATCTCAATTTGGAATTTCTTATTCTGAAAATCAACCCACGCTTTCAATTGCTCGGAGATTAGACCTTGGCTTTTGCTCATCTGGTCATTATATTCTTTTTCTGCTGTTAATTTTGCAAATTCGTATTCTTGGTTGTAAGCGTCTTGCATTGATTTTATTTGCCGGTCACGGAGTTCAAAGTCATTTTGCTTGTGCAAACTATCTAATTGTGCATTTAAGGTCGCTTGGAGTAATTTTATTTGTTCGTTACTGGATTTTTGGTTATCAATATAATCTTGCAACGCTTTTTTGGCTTGCTGTAATTGCTCCTCTGCTTTTTCTATATTTATTTTATTGAAATCTATTCCAAAAGGCACTCGGTTGTTTGAACTTTCTTGAAGTTGCTTCAATGTTGTTTCGTATTGAACAATATTTTGTATTAATTGTTTATAGCCATCGCTTTTTTGAATAATATCATTAATTTGTTGTTCACTTGTCTGTTTTAATAGTTTTGTCTCGACATCTTGCAATTCTGTAATTAAACTTATATCAACAGACGCACCCGTTTTCAGATAGTTATTAATTGCTTCTTTCCGTTGTTTTAAGGCGTCAATTTCAGTTTTGGTTAAATCGGTAATTGCTTTAATTCTCTTGTCAGCTATCTTGGAATACAGAGCCTGCAAATCAATGTTATACTCGTCACCTTCAAGTTTCATTAATTCTTTGGTATAAGTAATAGACTTTTGGAGCGAGTCTTTTTCTTTTTGCGATTTGGCTGTATTTAATTTTTGTTCATAATCTGAAATTTTCTTGGAATATTCCTTTAATTTATCATTATTTTTGTCTTGCAGGGCTTGTAATTCTGCTAATTCCTCGTCCTTGATATTCTTACGTATTAATTCTTCTCGCTTTCTTTCAACTTCTTGTTGTATTGCTTCCCAGCCGTTATAATCTTTATCGGCTTGTTCTTTTGCGCCTCTTAAACTTCCTCCCGACTTGTATAATTGTTCAAGTAACTTACCTAACTCTAATCGTTGGTCGGCTGTTAAGTCTGTTGCCATTTTTAATTGCTTCTTAAAGTTCACCTCAAATTGCTTTTGGTCAAACACACTCAGCTGACTCCATTTTGCCTGTTCTTCTGTGAGTGTCTGTTTGAGTGAATCGTAACGACTGGGTGTTGATGCAGCAGCCTGCTTGGCGGCGGCGTCTGCTTGCTCTTTTGTTAGTTTATCGTATTTTTGGGCGTTTTCAACATCTTTATCTGTAATTGCAAGTGGTGCTTTCTTATCACTATTGGCGCCAACACCTTTGAAAAAATTCCACGCACTTTTGGCTGTCGTGACAATAGAGTCGACCTTGCTCCATAATGTATCCACTACACCTTTTACGGTTTCCATTACGGTATTTAAAAATGGAAATTTATTCGCCAAATTTGTTACCCACGTTGCCGCAGTTTGAAAAGCGGAGGTTAAACCGTTCCAAATACTTGAAAATACATCTCTTATGTATTGACCCACAGACTGCATCGTATGATAGATGCCCGTGAAAATTGAGGTTATTACACCCCACACGTAATTTCCAACCATTTTTAAGAAACTTGCGACCAAATCGCCAACTACTATCATTAATCCCTTGAATACATTCCACACATCTTTTGCCGCTGAACCGACCTGTGAAAAAATACCAAATACCGGCTGGAAAACGTTCATTATATCCCCTACAAAATCACTAAACCAGCCCGAGCTTTCCATTTGTGGTTTAGGTAAATAATCTTCTAATTTTCCACCTTGCATTTTGACCATTTCTTGACTTTTTTTCACCGCTTCTTTCTGCTTTACTCCGTAATCTTCAATAGACTTGACTATCTTAAGTTTTGTCTCTTCTGGAAGAGACGTGAAAGCGGGGTCTGTCCAAATTGCGCTCTGGAAATTAATTACGTTGGATTTGATGTCGTCGTCGGTCACACTCTTAGCTATCGCTTGCTTGTATTTACTCATTGCGTCAATCGCTTTTTGTTCAGCAGACGATGACCCGGTTAACCATTCACCTGCTTTGTCCCACCAACCCTGCGTCGCCTCTTTCATTGTTTTCGTTAAATCTTCACCTGCTTTTTCCACTGCTAAATCTGCCTTGCGTGTATCAATCTTTACTTGTGTTACTTCTGTTTCATAAGCAACCGACTTTTTGACAATGATTGCTTTTTCTTGCTTCACGTCTGCATCTGCGAGTTTTTCATTTATTTTGGCGTAATCGTCGCCTTTTTGGATTAAGCCAGGATACATTTGATTAATTTCACCTAATATCTGTTTTTGTCTATCTAATATACTATTTTTCTGTGCCTCACTGCCTCCGAAGTTTTCGTCCGTAACGGCTTGCTGTAGTGTTTGGTATTCTTGATGTAATGCTTTTAATTTTGTTTGTTTATCGTTTTCAATTTTTACTTGTTCGTTTGCAATTTGTAGTTTTTTTGCATTGACCTGACTTTCGTTCTCTGCTTCTTTTAGTAACTCTTCCGCTGATTTTTTGTTTAAACTCGACATCAATGCGCTCATTCCAAATAATGCCGCAGTAACGGCGGCAACTCCTGCAACAACTAATGCGATAGGCCACAATATTTCTGACCACATCGTCGCCCCTGCTACTCCTGTTCCCACTTCTGCTGTTGCTGTTGCTCCTAAGCTTGGAATGACCGAACTCAATAAACTTGATGCAAACTTACCCACATTTCCTATTACTGAACCAAACCCAGCACCCAGTCCCTTTATAGAAGTTCCAAGTTTTGCCATGATTGAAATTCCTTCCTCGCTTGAAATGAATAACTTCTTGAATGTTCCGACCGGGTCTAACATTTTCAACGCCATTAATGCTGTAAGTGAGGAACTAATTTGTGGCATTACATTCATCAACGAAATCATTGACGGAGCAACGAAAGAAAAGGCTTGTGTAATTGCTCCTTGTATTGCTCCAAACATTCTTTTAGATTTGCTGGCGATGCTTTCACTGGCAAGTGAATAAGCGGCATCAACCGAGCCTATCGCTTGCGTTTGAATATACTGCAAGTCCTGCAACGCCACTTTTGCCCCTGTATCGTCCACCAATTGTAGAGCGTTAAAGGCATTAGCTGAATAAACATCTGAAAAAACGTTGGTGGCGAGCGTGCCCGTTCTTTGCATTTCGTCGTTTAATTTGACCAGTGTTTTTTGTAAACCTTCGGCTTTTATACTCTCAACAGAAATTCCAAGTTTGCTCATCATTAAAGCTAGGTTACCAGTCGGTCTCAACATTTCGGCGATTAGCTGTCTTAATTCTGTGGTTGCTTCTGCGGTCGGCACGCCTGCTTTGGTAATTGTTGCAAGTCCTGCGGCGACTTGGTCAAACGATATACCTGCGGACTTGGCAATTGGAACGACATTATATAATGCTGGTGCTAATTCTGCTACGGTCGTTTTTCCGAGTTTCACAGCTCCAAAAAGAATATCAGAATACTTACCTGCTTTATCCGCACTTTCTCCATAAGCATTAAGCAGTGTTGTAAGTGCATCGGTTGTAACGGTCATATCAACCAATCCGGCTTTTGCCAATTTTTCTGACGCTGTTAAAAATGCAGTCGCACCAGCTAAATCACCAATTCCACCCGTTGATTTGACCGTCCCTGCTGAAATTGCATCATATAAAGATTTTGTTACAACGTTTGCATCCTCGCCCTTGTGGATGTATTCTTGCATTAAGTCATTAAAATCTTTCCAATTGGTTACACCTAATGTTCCGACGTTTCTTAATCCTGTATCTAAGGCTACATATTGCGATGATAAAGACTGAATACTTTGACCAGCGGCACTTAATGATTGAGACATCATAGCAAAATTGAATGCCTTTGTTGCGAGGTCGCTCGTGCCTTTTAATTTATTCTCAATGGTATCAATGCCTTGACTGAATTTATTAGCACCTTCATTTCCTTTGCTAAACGAGGAATTTATATCTGTGCCCGCTTTCTTGGCTTGGTCGTCCACGTCTTTTAATTTTCCCTTGACCGCATCCATTCCCTGACCGAATTTATCAGCGCCTGCGTTCCCTTGTTCAAACGACGATTTTACATCCGTGCCTGTTTGTTTTGCTTGGTCTTCAATCTTTCGGAACGCTTCGGTTAATACGCTTTCGTCAATAGGTTTAATATCTTTTCCAAAATCTCCCATTGACTTGGAAAGTGCGTCAAGAACTGCATTTAGTTTTTGAGCATTTACAACCGGATCTATCTTTAATTGAATAGTTATGTCTGGGAAACCAGCCATTTTCTCACCTCTTATGGAATATAGTTAACTGCATTCATTATACCTATCATTTCCCAAATTTCACCTTCTGGGAAATTATTATATAAGTCGTCAAATTTCTTGTAGTCATTCTCCGCCAACATCCAGCACAACGCTTTATGGTAATAAAGTTGTGCTTCATAATCTCCGTAATCCTCGTTGGGTAATAGATTGAATGTATTATAATACGATTTTTTCTCTTTCTTTGCTTTTGTTTTTAGAACTTCAAATACTGGGAATTCTCGCACGTATTTTATCTTTTCATTATCCAATTCCAAGTTTTGTGCGAAAGTAATTGAGTGCGTCGTTCACCTCCCCTAAATCTTGGTTTTTCCAAAACGCACTATTTACCGAGCTTTCAAATTGTTTTTTGACTTCTGGGTCGTCAATTGATTTGGCATTAATTACTTCTTTGAATTTCTTTAATAGAAATTCATCAATAATTTTCTGTGTTGCAAGTGTAAATTCCTCTATTAATACTGCATTCTCAGGCGTGTTAATGATTGATAGTGTTTCAATTGAATTAGTTCCCTTTTCTGAATTAATTAACGCTTCTTGTATTGTCTTTATATCCTTGAATTTATCATTGGACATAATCTTTTTTTGCTCGTTTGCAAACTCTAAATTTAGTTTCAATAAAGCGTCTTTAACCTGCATTGTAGGACGTTTCAAAGGCAACGTAATATAATCGTCGTCCTTAATATAAAGTTTAGTTTCCATCTCTCTTTGTTTTTAAGTTAATAAAAAGAGGGGGTTTAATCCCCCCTTGTGATTTTAATTATGATTTTTTAGTGAAATATTTACGCAAATACGAGGTCTTGTTGAGTATTACTTGTGCCCCTGACACTGCTGATGCTGCTAATATACCACCACTATTATTTGTTGCATCATAAACATCAAATAGTCCTGCCGGTATACTTAAATCGGCTTGTGTAAGTGCTGATGTGAATTCTAACGTTGGCGATGCCCAGTCATCGTATTTTGTCCCGAACGAACCCGACGTTTTGGCAATATTTCCAACTGCGGCGATTGTCTTGACTTTATTATTAGCTACCGTTGTATAAGCGAGCATAATAACAAAATCGCCTGATGCTGCATCGCCTGATAGCTTGGAACCATCTTCCATATTCTTACTGCTTCTACTACTGCTTGTTTGTGTAACTGGAGCAACAACATCTAGAAAGTTGTAAAATGTTTCGTCGTCATTGTATTGTGTCCACGACACTTTCAATGTTCCGTCTTCTTGGTAATCATATTTACCTTCCTCAATAAGTCCTGTAAGTATGTATCCTGCATCGGCAGGAGTTGCTGCTGTTGCTGTTCCGGTCAATGTCTTATAGATTGACCAATTTGTGCCATTGTAATTTGCACGGAAAAACGCAACCTTATTCATTGCTGGTGAACTTGCGCCCATAATAACCTCCATCAATTGTTTTGTTTAACATTTATTCTTTAATTTTTATAAATTCAATAAAATTCATATAAGTATCTGCACTATAAATTCTCCATTGCGGATGTCCGTTATAAATTGTGAAATATAATTGAACTTTTCCAACCCCGCCCACGTCTTCTGCTGTAATTACTTTTGAACCTTGCAGAACAAATCCAGTTCCTATGAATTGCAAATCAAAACACGTAGTTGTTTTGAGACACCCTTGTAATACATTATAGAATGAATAACTATAATCGTGACTACTAACTAAATATTCAACTCCATTTTCTGTATATGTTAGACTGCACACCTCCGAAAATAAACCGTTCCAATCACCCCCGGCAAATATGACAAAGTTAAAAGTCATTAAATATTTCTTTCCAATTTCCAAATTAGTATTTTCTGGAAAAGTTCGTAAAACTTTTGTTCCGCAATTATACCAGGCGTTGTCTTGAATTACTTCTGTAATTACCGGCAATTCAACATTTAAATTTACTTGATTGTGAATTGCGTTTATTCCAATTATACCTGTACTGCTTAATTTATCAATTAAATACCCGCTGTTAGTGTCGCTTGAACTTGCTTTTACTTTATCAATAGCCAAATCATCAATTGTATCTAATGCTGTCTGTATATTTGTATCTACATTATTTAAATTGTGATTAAAGTTCGTAGTATCAATACCAATATCAGCACCAGTAAGACTTTTTAATCCCTGTTGCCCGTTTGAAGTGTCCAATATTTGAAATAGTTTTGCCATCTACGCATCTATCCAATCTTTGAACATATCATTTTTTAGAGCCGTGTAACAGGTATTAAAAATTGCGTCTTTTGCGTTCCCTGTTGCTGTTAAATTAAGTGCATCGTTAATTACTCCAATGCCGTTGTATTGTCCGTGTTTATAAGTTTCGTACTCGGACAAGCCCGCATCAAAGCGTTGTCTTTGTTCTACATTAGCAAATATTAAATAGCTAATATGATGATTGCCCGCTTGAAAATCAAACTGAAAACTTATTATTTTTAAATATTCACCCGTGGTGTTGTTTTTTAAAGCCATTTTTTAAATCCTTGTTTCAGTTGCAAATACATTTAAACTAAATCTTACTTGATTTGCTGAGTCGTGTTTCACTTCAATTTTTAAATCCTCATTGGTATCATCGGCGGTTACTTGCACATCCCAGTTAGTAGTAGCTGTATCAGCGGCGATGATTGTCTTTATTACCGCTCCAACAATACTTGTTACATTTGAACCATTTCTTTTTATCGTGCCTTCTACTTTCCAAGTTTTAACATCAAATGTTGTTTTATCAATTGCATTAATCTGTATCTTAAATTGATACACAGAACTTGCAATAATTGTTAATCTTGCACTTGAACCGTCGATAAATAATTCTTGCCATGCCCCGCTGTTACTTGCTAAATCTGTTTCTTGAAACTTTTGAAATGTGAGTTGTGCCTTGTTTGGTATGCTTGTTGTTGCTGTTGATACAAGTTCTCTATTGCGCTCCGCTCTTGAATGTGCACCTATTGCGATTGTATTATCCTGCTTGCTGTTCGCAGTAGCACTATCACCTATTCCTGTGCCGGAATTATAATTATTACTCGCACCAGAACCTACTCCTACGCCGTGATCATTATTGCAATTCGCATAAGCACCAATTCCTGTGCCGAAATTAAAATTATTACTCGCACCGTTACCTACTCCTGTGCCGTTACTATAATTTGAATCTGTACCATACCCAATTGCAACATTTTGATTAAAAGTAGGTATCCAATTTGCTCCATCCCATCTTAATTCAATTTCGGATTGTGAAGTTAAATTGTATATTGTCGTCGAGCCTTGTTGGATTGTTAAATAATAAGTGCTGTTGTATGCGTTCTTATTCCAAATTTCAAATTTTTGACCACTGGTTAGACCAGTCGTTGGTAAATTGACTGTTCTATTAGCAGTCATTGTGTAAATTTGAATAGGAGCATCCGTCGCTGTTAGTGTTTTGTCTGCTGTCAATGCTTGAATATTGACGGCTTCACCAACGCTTAAATTGGCTTCTTGTAGTCCGTTTGTTCCTAATGTAATTACTTTTGCCATCTTTTACCTTCTTTTAAGCTCGGACAATAGGCTCGCCCGGTTCAAAAGTTAATTCAGTTGCACTTAATGCTTTTCCTGCAATTTGTGCAATATAACCTGTTGTTGTAGGAATAGTAGTTGTTATTCCACCCGCCGTTGTGCTTAAATAATAGATTGCTCCGGGTGTTAATCCACTTAATCCTGTAATTGTGCCATCAAAGTAAACCGTTGCGTTTTGTCCGCTTGAAACTGCCGATATTACGAACCCGTCAGCTTGTTTAGCAATTCCACCCGTTGCGTCTGCTTTCCTTGCTGTTATAACGCCGGAATTATTATATAGATTGACTAAATCTCCTGCGTTCAAGTTTTCACTTGCAACGGCAACCCTTGTATCTGCTCCAATACCCGTTGGCATTACGCTTACATCTAATAATCCGTCACCACCTAATGCTACTATCTTACCTGCATCAGCAACGCCCGCACTTGCTGTTGTTGCGGCTTTTTCTGCGAGTCCTGTTGTTCCTAAATAAACATATTTGTCAGCCATTTTTTTATCCTTTAATTAATTTCTAATAATATATTCGCCAATTTCAATAAATAAAACTTTATCTTGAACGTATTTTCCTATTTTAACAATAATTCCATTGTTTGCAATTGCAGTTTGTAAAGTACCAGCAGTGAATAAATAATAATCGCCTGCACTTGTTGCAAAATCATAAACAATTTCACCAAAAATAACGACTTCAACATAATCACCTGCATTGCCCGCTTGTCTTGTTACTCCAACAATCTTATTAACAATGTTCAAATTTAAATAATCCGCAATATAAATTTTATCACCTTCTAAATAGACTACTTTATGCCCTCCGATTGCTTCGCCACATTTATAACTTTTTACAATTGTGTTAATTTGGCTTACACCTTGTCCTGCAACTAAACTAATTACATCGCCAATTTTAACGTTTATTTTATCGTATGTATTTACGTTTAATTTCTCTTCTGTTATAAGAACCTGCATTTTGTCCCTCTAATTAGTAATTGTGTTGTTTACCTTGAAACTCCCTTCAATTACTTGCAAATCAAACCCGTCATTCATTTTAATATCATAAGAATACACACCCGGCACCATTTGTGATAAAATTGATTTATCTAATACAACTTGTATCTGTGTATTTGTTAGTTTCGTAATTGTGAAATTTATTTTATTGCCTTTATAATCTATGGAGCCCGCAAATGCATAATTACTTATATCAATATCAAATTCAAAGACTTGAACATAATCTCTATTGTAATAAGCGTCTATGTTATATTTACCTGCTTTCATTTACACCACCCGTCCATTTACAATTTTCTTGTTTTGAACTTCAAAATTTCCGTTGCTTTCAGTTTCAACTATTGCAAACCCGTGATTCCAACTATTGAACTTGGAAAAGCGAGGTGATAAACCACATAAACACCCTACCGACCACGCACCGATTACTTTTTCGTCAATAGTGCGTTGTGTAAAATCCTGTGTAACGTGGTGGTGACCAAATAAAACGTTTCCCATTGCACGTATTATTTTTGTTCTTGCAACGTTAATTATTCCACCTGCTGGTATTTCATTCCCGTGGATTACGCTTAATTTTCCTATCTTAATTCTACTCCGATTGTCAACAAAAATTATGTTTCTTTGCTCCAATCTTAATAAGTTCTGTAATTTAACCCCTTCAATATCACCAAGTTCCGGCGCCTTCAAAGAAATATAATCATATAATCTTTCCTCGTGATTGCCTTCTTTGTACACGATTTTTGTGAATTTGCCTTGTAAATAATCCAAAAATTGATTAAGTATCTCTATTTCTTTTGCCAAATTTCTTAAATTCGGGTCTCTAACAAACCTACTATTTGCGTAATAATCGCCAACGTCGCCATTCAAAACAACAACGTCCGGGCTGTATTTGATTAAATAATCAATTGCTGTTTTAAGTGCGTATTTATCGTGGAATGGAATGTGTAAATCATTTATGATAGCTACTTTCCCTTCAAACTCAAATTTTTCGGGGTCGTTGTACCAACTTTCAGGAATATCTAATTCAGTATCCACATCCTCAAAAAAATCATTTTCAACACCACCATCTCGCATAAAAGAAACTACTTTTCTTAACACGTCCACCTCGTCGTTTTGGAATTCGGACACCTCGTTAATGATTAGTTTTGCCAATGGACTATGTCCCAGTTCTGGATATTGATTAATATATTCTTGCAATATCTGTGTTTTGCTTTTCATTTAGCTATTAATACCCCTCCGATTATGCCTAAAATTAATCCACTGCCACCATATATGAGCGGGGTTGTATAATCTTTCTGCTTTGGAATTTCAATGTAAGTTTTTATCGTGTCTTTTTGAAAAATTTCTTTAATCCGAGTTTGTAACTTAATCTTGAACGTGTCCTGCGGAAACATATAAACAACTTGCAAACGTGAACTATCAATGAATGTTGTATCAATAGACTTTTCGAACGCTCGTGTAATTGTTATAGTATCAATTTTTTCTTTATAAATAGTCTTGACGACTGGGTAACCTACTTTGAATGTATCAATCTTATCACTATAAATTGTATCACGAACCGTTATTGTCACTACTGGGTTATTCAACGCTTCGTGCAACTTAAAATTACGTTCTCCAAAAAGAAAAGCCAGTATAATAATTACAACCGATGCTAATAATATAACTATTGTTAATACTTTATTCGTCGTCGTCATTTTCAACCTTAATTATGTCATCAATTAATTCGCTGTTTGGACTATAAGCCGCACAGAAAAAGTCTTGCCTTGTTGTTACATAGTGCTTCTTATCGTAGCCTGTTACTACTTGGAATTCGTCGGACTGACACGTTCCACGGTGAACGCCAATATAACGCCAGTGTATGCACGTATGACAAGTCGGTATTATGTCTGTTTCGTATTTCATTTTACTTTTTTCTTATTTTCCTTGTTGATACCCTCTATAACGTTTTGGTTGTCTTTCCACACTGCATACAACCCCCCAGCAATTCCTATAACTTGTTTTTCTGTAAGTTCTAATCCAATTGTAAAATCAATTACGTGTAAAATTTCGTGCAATAATGTATCAGCGTATAAATCGTCTGCTAATCCTGTTGCAATGTAAATCTTTTGTTTTGTAAATTCACAGATGCCTACTTTATCATTCATTATTGTAGCGTCTGCTTCTATTATTTCATATTCTTTACCTAATATTGTCACTTTATACCTTCTTGTCCGGGTGAACTAAATTATGTGTATTTTTCATTTTATTGATTAACTCAATGTGTTGTTCTTGCTTTGTTTCTATGGTATTAATTTTATGCCAAATATCATTAATTTCTTGCCCATAATGGCTGTTCTTTTCCTTCTGAATAGCTACGAATTCGAGTAGTGCGTTCATCACTACTTTTAATTCTGCCAATTCTTTTTTAACGCCTTCAAAGACGTTTTTCAATAAATACGCCATTATGGTAAAGATACCGACCGCCAGTCCATTAAACGCCCAAAATATTATGTTAGTTGTTTCCATTTTCTACGACTAAAATTGTGATTTAAAGCCAACGATACCTCTGAGTAAATGCTTACCAATCGGATGGTTAGTCAATCTTACCTTTTTCCATACACAACCGCCCGTTCTAAAAGAATTACTCGAGGTGTTACCTTCAATTGTTATTACGCTTGCTTGATTGCGTGTCTGTATTATTAATCCTACGTGTCCTGTCCACTTACCCTCGGTTCGCCACACGATTAAGTCTCCGGGCTGTGGAATAAATGTAGTTCTATTCCCTTTTCTTATTGCATAATCGTAACTTGAATTTGCCAAACCACTTTTTGGCATTGGGTTTATAATTTGTAACTTTCTGCAAACTGAATCCATTAGCCAATATTGGAATGCGTTACACCAAGAGGCGTTCGTATAGATATTTACACTTTGTAAATATCCACGTATAATCCGAGCATTCGTTTCCTCTCTTATTCCTAATTGTGTTTCTGCTAATTGTATTCTTGGCAAATTCGTATCATAAAGGGTTGGTAATTCATACCGCTGTTGTGAATATACAACATTAGCAAGAATAATTACCAATAGTGCAATATGTTTTACGTATCTAAACATTTAAAGTCAAGATGTAAAATGCTAATCCTACTAAAATATGAACACCTAATAGTATTCCAGCAATAATAATCGCTGTTGCTATCTGCTCCGATTGAGAGGATGCACCATCATCCCCGGACATTATTTTTTTGGTTAGATTAATCTTTGTGAATGAAAATACTGCAAGATTAGACCAACCTAACGCAACGCCTAGTAAGATTACAATAATAATTACTTTATTATAGATTTCCAAAAATGGACTTAATACTGCCAATCCTAATAGAATTGCAGTTATCCACACTGCGTGCCTTGTAATAAAGCTAATTATATCACTTAATGTTTTTTTCATTTTTTTACCTTTATATTTTTTTTAATATCCTTTAAATGTTAAAAATGGTAAACTAATTGATAAACGGTAAAACCATTTACCGTCCAAATAATCGTATTGTTGTTCACTAACAACATAAAATCTTGTCCCGTTTAATTCAAAGTCTTTGGTTAATATGTCCCGTGTCTTCTCCAATAAATCATAGCCTTCTGCTCCAATTAGACTTCTACTAATAATGTGAACTTCATAATTAATCATTGCGGCTTGCTTCACATATTGCGTGCTTTGAAATTTCACTAATATTGATGCCAGCGGGTGCGTGAATTGAAAGTCCTCCGGTCTGCTCGGATAACTTACAACTTCGTAACCCGGTAAATATTCCTTTAATCTTTCTATAATCCTACTTTCTATTTCACTATAAGTCATTGGTGTAAACCGAGTTATCAGTTGTATAAATGAATGATTGGCTCATATTGTCTTCGTTCAATATAATCTTTCCTGTGTTAATGTCCTCTAATAGTTTCGTTGCTTGCATATAACTATCTTTGATGCCGTCGTTCACCGCATTGCGCCGCTTGTATAATTCGTACTTAGTCAAATCAAAACATATTGCTTTAAGAATATAATGTGAATTTTTAAGGGGGAGTAAATAACGCCCCCTTAAATAATTATCAATTAACTCCGATTGATTGGCAATAATAAGATTAACTAAATCTGTATTAATAGTTTCCCCGTTCACATCATCGGTTAATTGAGCAACTGCTCTTTCGGTCATTATATTGATAAAATAATCACTTGTTATATACATATTACACTACTACTGCACTAATAACTAAATCTTTATTATGAACAATAGGTAATGATTTTTGTTCAATTGTCCAACTCTTCCAATTGCCGTACGGATCCTCGGTAACTCTAACATAAATATCGTCTTGGAATATACCGTCTGTCTTAATAATCGGTGCGTGGTGCATTCTGAATGAATCGTCCACGGCTAATAAACATATCTTATTCGGGTTCATAATATCTGTTGCAACACCGCCGTCGTCATAAGTTCCTAAATATTCAAAGAAACTAATTCCACGTATTGTTCCTAAAAATACTACTGAACCTTCTGTGATACCTTGTGTTAGGTCTAATGCACCAGTGCGGTAATTATTGGCGTTTAATTGCTTAATAATATCGTCGTTTTTCTTGAAATAAGTTGCGGCGTTGGAGCCTAATAAGCAAATATTAGGAACTGCATTTGAACGCTTCATTATTGTTGATTTGTAGGTATCAATTGTATCTAACGGGTTAACGCCGTTATCGCTCCATTTATTCCCACTTGTTAATGTGAATGTTTGCTTATTGGTGCTGTAATTCATAGTGATTGTATTGTTGCCAGCGGTTAATGTGCCATCAACAAGTAATTTCATAGCCATATATTCACGTGTCCGCATTACTGCAAGTTGCTCGTATTTCAATTCGTCAGTTACAAATTGTGCTTGTGCTTGCAGTCTTTGGCTGGCATTCTGTATGTATCCAGCGTCTTGGAGCCTTTTATAATCTGCTAATTCTTTCGCAGTGAATAATTTAATATTTGCTGTCTTTGGAATTTTTACAGAATAAGTAACTCCTGTTCCTTTGGAGCTCGGTACTGGGCTTTCTGTATCATTAACGAATGATGCTAATTTTGAAGTCCTTGTCCAAACCTCCCAATCTATAATATCAGATGCGTGATTTTCAGTAGCTTGAAAGATATTTTTCAACGCAAATGTAGGTTGAGAATTGAAACTATTTATACCCGCTGTTAAGCTCCGCCAGTTTGTTATCATATCAATTGCCATTTTATATCTCCGATTTAAAATTTAAAGTTCCGTATTTATATGCACCATCGCTTAATGCAACGCCTGCTGTTAATTTATTAGTTAAGAATTGTCCGTGAACGTAAATTACAACGTTTGCAACGTCGCCACTTGTTGCGTCAACGTCTTCACCTAATACACCTTCAATTTTTGTTGTGTCAGTACACTTAATGTATTTAGTGCCTTCTACGTTCTTACTTAATACCGTTCCAACGGGTAACACTCCTTGTCCGCTTTCTATGGTTCCCTTTATTTCATAAGTATCGGTATTCTTATAGAAAATACTACTTACACCGATGTTGCCAGTGTTTGTAATCCCTAAATCGCTCATTATTTTACTCCCTTAATTAAGTCTACAAGTAGTTTAGTCTGTTCGTCAATTTCGTCGGTTGGTGGTGCTTCTTTTGCCACTTCTTTAAATTCAACTTGTTTTGGAAACGTTTTAATTAATTCAGTTAGATTTGTAAGTAGTGTTTTTCCTTCTCCAAATTGGTAATTTGGAACTGCAATGCTCTTAATTAATTCCTTCTGTGCTGGAATTACATAACCTTGTAATGCTAACTCGTTAAAGAATAAATCAAAAGCCAACTCCTCGTTCTTTCTTTCTAATTCTTTAATTCGTGCATTCATCTCACTAAATTGTGCTTCACTTAATGCTTGTGTGTTATCTACTGGTACATTGTTATTTTGTGTTGTTGTGTCCATTTGGTTATCCTCTGGTTTTAATAATAATAAATCTTTCAACATTATTTGATAGTCATCTTCGCCGTATTTTTGCCGGATGTATTCCTTGATTTTCTCAACGTCATTAATATCGTTTGCGGCAAATTCAAATAAAAGAAATTTGCTATCCGAGAAATACTCGGATAAAGGCTTTAAACCCTTTACTGCTGGCGGCACTGCTCCAAGTATTCCAAGATGGCGTAATAGCTTATTCGGATACAAAGCGATTGATTGGAATTTATAAGCGCCGTCCTTGATTGATTGAATTAGTTGATCGCTTAAATCAACTAATTTAGCTTTTAATATGTTGCCATCAACTTTTAACTTTTCAACCCAACCTAACGCCGCATCCTCGCTTGACGGGTGCCCGTAAACCACGGGTGCGAGGTGCTGTTCGTCGGGGTTTTGGTGGTTATATAGATTTGCGATTTCGTTTAAATCATTTTCAGTCCAGGTCTGCGTGTCGCCACTACTATCGGTGTGCTCGCCAGTCTTAAAAACGTCTACCCATAGTTCCATAATATTAACTTATAATTTTTTTACAAAATTAAATACGAACCATTAAAGAAATTTACGTAAAATTGCTGTATTGATAAATGTTAATTTTGTATTATGAATGCAAGAAATAAATTAATTGGGAAACTTGATAGATTATTTTCAATCATTGTTCGTAACCGCAATTCATCCGACGGGTTCAATACCTGTTACACGTGCGGACAAGTTTTGCCAATTAAAGAACTACAATGTGGACATTTTATTAGTCGTCGTTATTTTGCGACACGTTGGAATTTTGACAACGCACGCCCACAATGTAATACTTGCAACGTAATGAAACAAGGTAATTTACAAATCTTTGAACAAAAATTACGAAATGAAATTGGAGACGATAAAGTTAATTCACTTGTCCGAGACGCCAAACAAATTACAAAATTTTCAACGTTTGAACTTTATCGCTTATTACTCGTTCTAACACAAATTATAGTTACAGAAAAAATTGACGTTAAAACGTAAAAAATCGCTGTAAGTTCTTATAAAATGTTTGTAAGTTCTTAAAAATCATCAATGGTGCAAAACGACCCATTCCAATGGTGCGAAACCGACCATTCCAATGGTGCGAAACAACCCATTGTATAATATAATATAATAATATAAATAATAATATATATAATAATAGGACTTTGTTTTTTTGAAATTTATTATTAAGTGTTTTTAAGGGCGTAGTAAAGTTTTTGGGTGTTAGCCAATGGAAACCATTAAGAAGGCAATAAAAATTCAACAGCAACGATTTATGAGCGAAATATGGGCAAAATGAAACAAGAAAGCAAAATGGATAAAGCGACAATAAAAGATTTGAAGTTTGACACTAAAAATGCAAATAAGCACACAGAAAAAGGAATGCGACTACTTGAAAAATCACTTTCTAAATTAGGTGCGGGGCGTTCTATTTTGTTAGATAAAGACAATAATATTATTGCTGGCAATGGAGTAATTGAAGTTGCAGGACAAATCGGATTGGAAAACATTAAAATCATAGAAACAGACGGGAACGAAATAATCGCAGTTAAACGAAAAGACGTTTCTATTAACTCAAAGAAAGGTCGTGAACTTGCATTAGCAGACAATCAAACAGCAAAAGTAGGAATAGATTTTGATTTTGAAGTCATTGACGATTTGGCAAATGAATTTGATTTGAATTTGAAAGAATGGGAATTTGAACCGCTGGTATTTGATACCAAACTTGAAGCAAGTGAGGACGACTACGAAGTTACAGAAGCAGAAGCAATACAAACTAATATTGTTCTTGGTGATTTGATTGAATTTAAGAAAGACGGTCAAACCCTCCATCGTCTAATGTGTGGTGATAGCACGGATAGTGAACAAGTGGCGAAACTTATGAATGGGAACAAAGCGGATATGGTATTCATTGACCCACCCTATGATTTGGACGACGTGGGTTATGCAGTGAATATATTTTTATTCAGCGAAAATGCACACGTATTTGTAATGCACGACGACCGAGGTATTGTTAATTATTTAAGGAACTCTAAATTAGACTTTTTACGTTTTTACGTTGCTAATTTTGGTTTTTCAAGTCCACGTGGCAACGATCCTTATTTACAACACATTTTGATTAGCCAGGAAAAACACGGCGACGCAATGAAACACCAAAATCTGCACGACGGCTTGGCGAGTATAATTCCGTTGGAATATCGATTCAGATTAAAGGACGAACACACAATACATAAGCATCAGAAGCCAATTTCTTTCGTTGCTAAATTTATTAATCATTTTAGTATAATTAATCAAACAATATTAGATTTGTTTTTGGGTTCAGGTACAACAATGGTCGCCGCACATCAACTTGATAGAAAATGTTATGGAATGGAAATTGATCCTATCTATTGTCAAGTAATAATTGATAGGATGTTGAAACTTGATAGTAATTTAGAAGTTAATGTTAATGGCAAACAATACAAATAAATGATGTTTTTTTTAACTAACGAAAATAAAAAAATATGGCAAAGGAAATATTCACAATAGACCAAGTCGCAGATGCTTTGATAATTAACAAAGGATTTGTTAGCCAGGCTGCCAAACTCTTAAAATGCGACCAACAGACAATTAGAAATTATATGAAGCGTTATCCAAAATTAAAACAAATCTTACACAACAGCCGAGAAGAAATGCTCGATTTTGCCGAAAATTCTTTGCTAAATCAAATTAAAGAAGGTAACACGGTCGCCACGATTTTCTATTTAAAAACACAAGGCAAACATCGTGGTTATTCAGAACGGGAACAAATTACAATTAAGAATGATTTTACGAATTTCCAAATTCCTAAAAATATAAACAACTTAACATATATTGAGAACAACGGCGAACATACCCAGTAATTTTGCCAAAATTTACACACGAGGCAAGTATCAGACACCCGTTCACATTCAACAATTAGAAAAGCGGGTGCTTGAATTACTCCTCTCCAAAGACAAATCTAAATTAATTATTACGTTCCCACCAAGGCATGGAAAAAGTGAATTCATAAGTAAGTATTTACCCGCTTGGTATCTGTTAAACTATCCAAATAAAGAGGTGATATTGACCTCTTATGCAACAAGTTTTGCGACCTCGTGGTCAATGAAGGCAAAACAAGTTTATTCTTATTTTAGAAATGATTTAATCGTCGATAGACAAGGGCACTGGGAAACAGAGGCTGGCGGGGTTATGCACGCCACGGGTGCGGGTGGTGATATAACAGGAAAAGGGGCGGACTTGTTTATCATTGACGACCCGGTAAAAAATTCAGAAGAGGCATTGAGTAGGGTTTATAGGGACAAAGTTTATGAATGGTTCAATTCAACTGCCTTTACACGATTAAGTCCGGATGCAAAAATAATAGTAATTCAGACCCGTTGGCATTATGACGATTTGGCTGGTCGATTTATTAAACAAGGTGATTGGGAATTAATTAATTTCCCAGCAATAAATGAACAAGGTGAGGCTTTGTGGCCGGAGCGTTACCCAATAGAAACTTTGATGGAAATTAAGAAACAAATAGGTTCTTATTGGTTTGCTTCACTTTATCAGCAATCGCCGATTATTTCAGAAAATCAAATAATTAATTATGATTGGTTAAAATTCTATGATGAAAATAATTCACAAGGAATAGTCTTTCAGAGCTGGGACACGGCTTTTGATAACAAACAAAAGAACGATTATTCAGTTTGCACGACTTGGAAAATAGTTAATGGGAATAATTATTTGATTGATGTTTTCAGACAAAAATTAAATTTCCCAGATTTATTACGCAATGCAAAATCTTTATTTGTAAAATTCAATCCGTCAATTATTTTGATTGAAAAAAAAGCTTCCGGAGAGCCTTTAATTCAAAGTTTGAAAGAATTAAGTTTACCAGTGCGTGCTGTAAATCCTATTGCGGATAAAGTAACACGATTACACGCCGTGTCTAATCTTTTTGAAAATGGAAAAGTGTTTTTCCCTGCTGATTTAGATACCGATATAATTTCCGAATTAACTAACTTTCCTTTTGATGTGCACGACGACTTCGTGGATTCACTCAGTCAAGCGTTGGAGTATTCAAAGACAATTTCTAACTTTGAAAGTTTACTAACCTACAAACCAAAATTTCAAGAAAATAATTATTACAAGGTATAAAATGAATTTATTTAATTTATTCAGCACCGAGAAAGTCGCATATAAAGACAATGTTCCAATCGGTGCAACCGCAACGTTAAATTCCAATAATACACTTATCGCTTATGATGGAATACTTGAGAATGCAAATAAGGTATTAAAAGAACTCGGTAATTCATTAGCCGACCTATCTAATCTATTATATGATCCACACATATTTTCAGTAGTTCAAAGTAGAAAATCTGCGGTGCTGGCAATGGAGTACGAAATACTAACCGACGATAAAGAAAAACAAGAATTCATTTATGAAACTTTTTCTAAAATAGATTTAAAAGGTTTAATTAGTGAAATTTTAGATGCTCCATTATTTGGCTACAAACCTATTGAGTTGTATTGGGACTTTCAAGAAGGAAAAGTAATATTACAAGATGCAATAGGGAAACCGCCGTTCTGGTTTGATTTTGATAACAAGGGGCGATTAAGATACTATACTAACGGGGCTTTTGAATTTGTTCCAAATAAGAAATTCATATTAGTTCAGCATAACGCAACGTATAATAACCCTTACGGACATGCTCTACTTACTAATTGTTTACGACCTTATATCTATAAGAAAGGGGCGTTGCAATTATGGGCTGAATTTGTCCAAAAATACGGTTCACCATTCTTAATTGGGAAAGCAGAAACGAACGTTAACCCTGAACAATTAGCAAAATTAAATGAATTACTGCAAGACGCAAAAAGAAACTTCACTATTGCAACATCCTCGACGTTTGATATTTCAACATTAGAGGTGGACAGAAACTCGGCGTCTGCTCTATTTGAGGGCTTTATCTCTTTTTTGAATTCAGAAATATCTAAAACAATTTTAAGTCAAACTCTAACGACGGAACAAGGTAAAACAGGCTCTTATGCAATGTCCCAAACGCATTTACAGATTAGACAGGATATTGTTGATGCGGATAAATCAATGGTGGAACAAGCTTTAAATGAAATAATCAGATTACTAATAGACTTCAATTATACCGATGGTGTTTATCCGATTTTGAGACTTTATGAGGAAACCGACGTTGATATGTTGGTCGCACAGCGAGATCAAATATTAAGTCAAATCGTTGATTTCACAGATACTTACATTAAGAATACTTATGGTTTAAGTGACGACGATTTCAAAATGAAAGCAGTTCCAACCCCCGCTTTTGCAGAAAGTGAAACACCTAA